TGTGTATCGCACTCATGACTCTTGAACCACGCTCTAATAATGCAATCGTTGTTCCAACTGCTGCTGCTTGATTTGCATCTCCAACTTGCATATCAGCTATAGCGGCAAATCTTTGACCGGCTTGAACAACTATACCTAAAAGATTTAATAAAGTCTGTGATGGTTCTTTGTATGGTAATGGAAAGAATGCATCTCTCAGATTACCACCTGGTGCATCAACATCTTTAAACTCACCGGGTTGTATTGGTGATGCTTCGTCTCTAACTCTTACGCCTCTCTGTTTAAATCCAGCAGGTAAATTAGATAATGTTCCTGCATCTAATAATTGACGGAGAGCCGCCGTTGCCGTACGACTCAATCCGCCAATCATGTGAATGAGTCCAAAGCCATAAAATCCTAGTCCTGGCAGAAATTTGAAATGGACGAAATATTGGATCTTATTTTTCTTTAGATCATCGGGCGCATAGTTTCTCCGTATGGAGAGAACTAATCGGCTACCTTCTTCTACAGTTACTATGTAGGGTAATTTTATTCCTGTTGGTTCTCCATCTTTACCAACTTCTTCAAAACCTTCTAAATCTAGATTAACATGACACTCTAACAAGGTATACATGGTTTCTTGTTTACCAGTTTTTTTAGTGCCATCTAATTGTCTTTCTTTTTTCTCAACATCATTCTGTTCTACATTTCCAGGCGGTGCTAATTCTATATCTCTATAGAATCCATTTACCTGTTGTTTTCTTAATTCGTTTTCTGACATCTTGACAACATGAATTACAGACTCTGCATCATCTAAGTTTGTGGCTGTATAAGGCACAACTAATTCGTCAGCAGGAACAAATTTAGATACTACTCTGGCCATCGGCACATCATAGTAAACTTTTTTAAATGTGGATCCTGCTAATGGTAGATGAAATAACATTGAATCAAACTCTTCCTCATACTCTCTCATCTCATCCATGATTAGATAATTCATATAATCTTTTACACGAGTTGCCTGTTGTTCTGTTCCAGGGTTTTTAGCACCAATGACTTGTGTTCTTACAGGTCCATCTGCTGGCAATAATTCTTTATACGCTTGCGCTTGAAACTGTGTGACAGCCTCGGCTAACACTGGGTGAGTTGCACCTGAAGCTCCTTGAAAAGGTTCTGTTCTATTTTCATATTTAAAACCTAAAAGATCTAAACCTTGTTTGTAAGATTCTTCCCAATCTTTTCTTGATGCTTTATAATCCATGTAGTTTTGAACCATATCATTTCCGATTGGTTCTAAAACATCATCAGGTAAAATATCTGCTAAGTTGTCAAAATGATTTTCTGTTCCAGGTATGTTGATTGCACCTGGTTCAAAATCTATTATCGCGCCGCCATCCTCTTCTGGTATGACCTCTATCGGTCCTTTTTCTGGTGTCTCTTCCTGAACACTAACCTCTTCGATTTCCTCGTTTGTAGGAACGTCAAGTTCGGTACGTGTGTTACTAGGGAGTCCTTTATCTATTTCTGCCATTTGTTACTCCTATATTTTCATACCACGTTTTAATAATCCTGGCAACCCCTGAGACATGGGTCCTTTTTCTGGTGGTGGGCCCGATGAGTCGCCTGCCTGTTTTGCGATACCACCTCCTGCAAAATTCAATGCTGTCGGTAGTAATTCTAAAATTCTGTCTCGTCTGTTTTCTTTTGCGATATCTCCCTCAAAAGCCTGACCAAAAATGTTTTGATCCACAGAACCTAATTGTTGTAACTCTGCTAGGTCAATGGCTTTGCCCATAAGATCCTGTCCCTCTGTCATGCCTGACTGTAATTGTTTAGCAAAGTCTATGTCCTGAACCCTTGTTTGAAAAGACTGATCGGCAATATTTTTGGCTGCGATTGCATCTGCAAGATTTTTTTCTAATGTTGCCGTGTTATCTCTACCAAGTCTGCCTTTTATCTGACCTGTCTCATTCAGTAATCTCTGAGCCTTATCAACGTTAAGTGACGCATCTCCCAGTGCACTTGCCTCACTAACATAAGTTCTAAAATTATTTATCAATTGTTTTTGATCAGGATTAAATTTTAACATATCTAATCTTTCATCAAACGTTCCACCCTTTGCTAAAAAATCATTATTAAATCTGTAATCGTCACCCAACATCAGATTAAACAAATTATCACCCATTGCTTCTTTAAAAGTTTTACCTTGAGATAACATATCATAACCAAGTATCCCTCCCTCTGTCAGAGCAGTGAAAGCTATCGCTGCAGGGCCAAGCAATCCTCTTAGTGCAAATGCATTCTTTAAACCCTGTCCCGCTTTTAATATGCCGTTTGCAAGAACCTGTTCATTGGAACCAATCTTAACACCTTTTTTTAAAATCGCCTCTAGTTTCTCCCTACCTTTGATTACACATGCACCACCAGAATTAAAATTAACTCTACCTCCCAAAGCAAATTTAGCTGTCGGACAACCCAACTCTCCAAGTTGTTGAGTTATTATTTTTTTTATATCCTCACCTTGTTTCATTATGTTTTGTTCTTGAGATATTAAATTTTTAAAAGAAACTTTTGATTGTTTAAAAGTTTCTTGCAGTTCTGGGTTTTTTACAAATTCAAAAACTCTTTTGTATATGTCGGGAAAATCTGTTTGTGTTAAATCTGTTTTTAAAGAAAAAGGTTTGGCACCATAATCAATAATCTTTCCATCAGTTGTAATACCACCAAACTCTTTTGGTAGATAGCTTTGTAAATTAATAATAGCCTCTAATGCTTCTTTATTTTTTGTCGCGTACGCTTGACTTAAAACTTTATCAAATTGTGCTTTAAAAGCACGTTGATTTAAAAACTCTGGTATCGGTCTTACCTTGACTAAATTAAAAGGATCTGCACCCTCCTCTAATTGTCTTATAAATGATAGAGGAACAGGGTGGTCTAAATTAGCCGCATAAAATTTACCATACTCTGTTTTCTTAAGTTTATTCTGTAATTCATAAAAATTATCTAATTTTTCTAATAATGGTTTAAGATTTTTATCTCCTTTGTAAGCATCAATCACTAGGTTTTTAACTCTATCTTTTAAAGGCACTTTAGTATTTTTTATTGAATTGTGAACAGAACTTAATTGGTTAGGAGTGAACGTACCAAGGTACGCTGCACCTTGACCTCCAACTTTTTTGTATATGTCTGTATACAAATCTTGCAAAGTTCTTTTTACAACTCCCTCTTTTAAACCTAAAGTTTCAGCAATATCAACTATCGTTGCATCAGGAGTTTCTAACATAAATTTAAATACGTTTATTTTTTGACTTCCTATGTTAGCTAATTGTTTTTGACCAGATTTTATTCCAGCCTCTCTCATCATTGCAGCTTTACTATAGTTTTTAAATAAATCGGTTTTTTTAAATTGATTAAACTCTTCTATAAGACTGTTTAGTTCTCCGGTGCTTTTGGTCTTACCTAGTGACTTTCTATATGTATCAGCCATGTAAGATAATTCAGTTGTAAAATTTCCAGAAGATGTTGGAACAACTCTAAACTTTACACCTTTATCGGATAATTTATTAACTCTGTTTAATTTATCAACTTTATTTCGTATTTCTTTTAAAGCTTTAATATTTTCTGCTCTTATAACGTAGTCAGGGATAGGTTTGCCTCCTAATCTAGCTGCCTCTTGTTTGCTTAAACGTGTTGAAAAATCGACTCCCTCTGTTAAATTATTTTGTATAGTTATAGAACCTGAACCAGTACCTTTCATGATATCAGTTTGGGATGGTAATTTACCGTCATTTTGTTTTTTAAATTTTTCTACAAAGGCTTTTAATTTCTCTGTAGTCCCTTCTTTAAAACCAGCTCTACCCCCATCATCAAACTCTTTTCTAAAACCAATGCCCATGGACTTATCTTGTCCATCCATACCTGCACCAAGCATGAGTTCTCCACCACCAACAGGAAAGTTGGCACCAATCTCTAATTTATTAGGCACGCCCATTCCAAGAGTTATGTTATTTGCAATAGGGATCTCTGAAAAATCTAGAGGCACAGCTCTTCTTAAAACCTCTTTACCAAACTCAACAGGGTCGTTGGTCTCGAAATACTCTCGCATACGTTTTTTATCTTCACTAGGTCTAGTGAGATAATTCATGAGGTCTTTAAATTGTGTTGGGTTATATTTGTCAGCCATTATTCACCTAGCATTCTTGCGATACCACCTGTTGCATAATCACCAGGCCCATATTTATTTTCTAGATACTCTGCTTGTTCCACATTATCCTCGGTAAACTTCTCAAATTTTTTCTGTTTCTCCGCTGCCTTTTTTGCTTTCTCTCCCACTAATTTTTTACCTGTTGCATACTCTTCTAAATTACTTACATCCTGCATAAGATCGTCGACGTTGTTAACGACGTTCTCGCCATCAAATTCCATATCCCCATCCTGATTTACAACACGGGGTTCTGACTCACTCGCCTCAAAACTATCTTTTGTTTTAAATCCACCCTCTTCTGTCCGACCTTTTCTGACTATGAGATCTATCTGATCTGGATCATTTGTGGCTCTATTTTTAATAGGCCCACCAACATTGATTCTGACAGAACCATCATCTAAATCTTGATAGACCGCAACCTCCTGGTTAGGACTTATTTTTTTGGTATGTACAACCATTCTGTCTTTGTAAGCCAGATCATCAGTTTTATCGACTCCCTCAGCAATAACCTTATTGACTAATGTATCAAACCACTCTGGTTTACCAGCAACGTTAGGTGTTTTAACAATCTCTTTCACAACCTGTTTGCCGGTTTGCTTGCCGCCTAAACTAACAATACCAGATTTAGCAGCAGCTCCTGTTATTCCTAAACCTGCGAGTAATTTTAAAAACGCACGTTTAGACATCTTGCTTCCAACTCTTAAACCAACACGACCACCTGTTGCGAATGGAAACGGATCTTTTTTGGTTGCACCTGCCGCCTCCTCCATAATCTCTTTTGCGCTCAGTCCATAATTATCCTGTGCATAGATTATATCATCAAACGTGTAACCTTTTTTCAAAAGCTCTGCCGTCTGTTTATCATTCGTGATTAAATATTTCTGTTTTTCCGGACCTGTCATCTTCTGTATCTCTGGTGATTGATATGGTATTATATCTCTATCGGGAATTAATTTTCTTGTTAGGTCTCTTTCTCTTTGAATTTTTTCTGCTGCTTTTAGTCTAGAAAATTCTTCTGCGATCTCTGGATCTCTCATCACCTGATTAAAGATACCTTTGAAGTCTCCTTTTTCAGTTGCCTCATCTATATTTTTTTTGATAGACTTTTCTGTAAACTCCTCTCCTCCCATGATGTTTGTAGTGTCCTCTATCTTTCTACCTTTTAGATCAAACACATTATCAGTTTTCTTTTTAGCCAGATCCTGTAGACCACCCGCCAAATCTAATTCTTCTAAACCTCTGATGGTTCTTCTAAGAGTGCCTATGTCATTAAAAGCTGATGGATCTAATTTATATTTCTGTAACAACAATGCTAGGTTATTAGCCTCTCTCTCGACAGCCTCTTTTGTGGCTATGGTCATGATACCCTTGTCACCGATTTTAAGTAATCTCTGTCTGGCTAATAGTCTTAATAATTCCATTAATAATAAATCCTGTTCTTAGGTTCTGCCTTTTCGTCCACGTAGTCTTCAGGATGATCGATCAGACCGCCCTGCCTGAATCGCATGATCGCCTGTGTCGTGGAATCCACAAGGTCATCATGATCGCCATAAGGGAATGACGCACACTCCTCTATGACCTCCTCAGCAAATTTTTGCTCAGGAGCATATATCATACCAGATTCAAACAGAGGTGCAACAGCATTTACACGGGCATGCTTATCGTTTCCTTTTGACGGTGTGAAATTTATCACCGGTATATCCATCTTTCTTAATTCGTATGTGAGAGGTAATCCTGACGCCTTGGCCTCGACAATAACAGATTCGGGCTTCCAATAGGTATATTGTTCAAGGGCCAGACGTCTTAATTCTGGGAACTCGTATCTGCCCTTGATCGCATCGAGTAATATTAGACAGGCACCACTGTCCTCATGCGGATAGAAAACTCCCCACGTGGTTATCGCCGAGTAGTCCGCCGTCTCTTTTTTCAAAAATGCTGTATCATAACTCTGTATCACGTGATGTAGCTCAGGTATATCCTCACCTGTGTACTTCATCCACCACTCACGCTTTAGTATCGCCCCTTCTTCTGCTGTTGGGTTCTGCATCCACTGCGCATTCCATTTCGCAACGGGCAGTGTCGCCTGGACCTTCTCTAATTCATCCAACTTCCAATACTCCGGCCACACAGGCTTGGGCCGTGTTCCGTGGTCCATGATCGCCGGAAACTCGACCACGTGCCACTGATCAG